TCCGCTTGTGTTCCAGTCCGAAACCTTAAACGCTAATCCTGTTGGCGTAATTGGAGGATTTGGCGGCAGTGGCGCGGCTGTTGGCAGTAACGGCAATTATGCCGGGTATAGTGAATCCACAGGCTATGTTGATGGGATTATTAATGTTTTCGGGGAAAACTCAAACGGTGTAAATGGCAGTGATGCGGCATCTAAGGCAAGCTCCGTTGTGTACGGAACCGGCGGTGATGGTGGCAACGGTGGCAGTGGTGTCGGTGGGCTTGGCGGTGTCAGAAACAGTTATTGGTACTTTGGTGAACTAGTCAAAATCAACGTGACGTTAAAGGCTGGTAAGGGTGGTAAAGGAGGCAAAGGCGGCGCGGCGGCGAAAGGCTGCATTTTGCTTGATTACGTTCAATATTTACCTAAAGAAGCGGGTGTTTCGGTTGACACTCATCCTGTTACGGGTTCAGACCCAATCAATCGGTTTTGCGTTGACAAATACGGAAGAATTTTGATTGTGTGAGGTGATAAAATGGATCAGGAAGTTTTTAATGCTATGCTGGCGAATGCAATTTCATCGGGATTGAGCGGTGGCAGCTATGTACATCACTTTAGCGGTGAAGAAATGGACGCGCTTTTGACCGCTATGGCTACGGCGAACCCTATGCCTAGCGGCATGGATTGGGAAACATTTGTAGATTCTTGCAAGAACTACGAGGAAGATTCAGAAGCGTATGCTGTTGGAACGCGCAACGGGACGGCAGTTACAAGCGGTGATACGACTTATCACAACAATTCAAAGTATTACTCCGAACAGGCGTATGTTTCGGCATCAAGCGCGGAAACTGATGCAAACGCAGCTCAATCCTATGCAGTGGGCGGCACGGGAACTCGTACAGGCGAAGATGCAGACAACGCGCAATACTACAGTCAAATTTCCTATAACGCCATGCAAAGCGCGGCAGGATCGTCAACATTAGCAAAGTCTTGGGCGGTTGGTGGTACAGGAACACGAACAGGCGAAGATACCAACAATTCTAGGTATTGGGCGCTTCAATCTCACGCGGCGGCAAGCGACATTTTGATTGATGGTGTAACGGAAACGGAATACATTCTTGCCGTTTTGAACGGCAGACTATACTTGCAGGAGGTGTAATTATGGCTAGTGGCGATACGCATGGGTTGGTAATGCAAGACGATATTGGCAGTAATGTCGAAAATGTGGGCGTTGCGGCGCAACAGCAAATTGCAAAGGTATATGTTCCGTCCGGGTTGTCTCAACCATTTTCCAAAGGCGAATATTTTATAAATGATAAAAAGCTGTACAGGGCAACGGCAAACTTTTCGGGAGCGCCTGTTGTCGGCACAAATTGTATTGAAGTCAAGCTTGGAAATGATGTTTACGCGCACCACTCGCTTTTGACAAATGCAATCAATGAAACAGTAACAAATTGCATAGCACCCGATGAGGTGGAGACTTCAAGCACGGCGAGTTATTGGCATAAAAGCGGAACGAATTTTCTCTATGCTAGGCAAGCTATTGCATCATACACAGATGAAAGTCAGACCGAGTATTTGCTATTGCACGCAACTTCGGCTATTTATGTCGGTGACACAATCGACTGGTCTAGCGAAAATGCAAACTGTGAACGTATAACACTTGGGGAACAAGTTTACGGCAACAAAGCGCTTGCCGCCGAAGCGCTTTCTTATTCCATGAATCAATCCGTTTCTAATGGTGGGACTGAAACTTCTAATACGGCAAGTAACAACCATACTAAAGGCTCTTATTTTCTTCGCACGGCAGAAGCCATAATGTCTGATTACAGCGGGAAAGAAACCGCGTATGGTTTAATGCAAGCCATTTCTGACATTCAGGCGGGCGATACGCTTATATCGAGCGGAACGGGGCAGAATTGCAAACGCGTTACTGTTGGTGATGAACTTAATAACATTCACAACGATTTTGGAACTACGGTCGCTCCCCTTTTCAGCACGTCGGGCAGCTACGCCGTTGGCGCGTATGTGATTTACGACGGCGTACTCTACCGTTGCACGACCGCGCACACGGGGGACTGGGACGCGTCTCACTTCACGGCGGTCACGGTTGGCGGGGACATTGCAAGCTATCTGCCGACGATGTTCGCGCCGGCGGGGTTTGGATGGGGCGAGAGTCTGGCGGGCGTAACTTTGGATTCAACCAGCGATTTGAACAGCAATTCAACATTTCCCAAAACTATGACATTTCGATTCAACGGAGCAAGCGTTCCGCAAAATATGCCTTCTGGCGTAAGTATTGCTTCCGGCGGATTTGGTGCGGGCATTGCGATTTCCGCAGGCTCATCCGGGACAGTAAAGCTTGTCTTGATGGGGGTTTGTCCAACATCTTCGTCGTCTCCGACCATTAGATTGTTTTCGCGCTGGTTACTGGCAAGTTCGAGAACGGATTGGAAAGAAATCACATTAGCGTAAGGAGGACAAAACGATGTATATCATTACTGAAATCCAGACCAACGTCGACGGCACGGTTGGCACGCTTGTCACAACCAAAAGCGACCGCAACGAGGCAGATGCGGAGTATTACCGTGTTATGGGCGCGGCGGCAGTTAGTGCCTTGCCTTGTCATGCTTGCATTCTGACGAGCGAGGAGGGCTTCCCGCTTATGCACGGCGCGTACCGCCACGGGGAGGTAGCGGAATGAGCGAAGCGGGAGCTATTGCTCTTGTCACAGCGATTCTTACCTTTGCCGCGTCTATTTACGGCGCGGCGCGTGTGTCGCATGATAATCGCGATAAAACAATTCGTGCGGTGGAAGATGCTATACGAAGTGTCAAGGAAGATTCAAAGGCGCAAGACCAAGAAATCCACGCGGAAATTCTCCTGTTCAAGCAGGAAACCACAGGCGCTTTGGATTTAATCAGAAAAGATATTACAACGCTATCTGATAGGGTGGAAAAACACAATTCTGTTATTGAGCGCACTTACACGCTTGAAAAGAAAACGGAACTTCTGGAAGAAAAACAGCGCGTGGCAAACCATAGAATTGATGATTTGGAAAGGAGCGGAAAATGATGTTCAGCAATCGAGTTTATGATATTCTTAGATTCATTGCGGATATTTTTCTCCCCGCGCTTGGTACGCTTTATTTTGCTTTGTCTGGCATCTGGGGCTTTCCGTATGGGGAACAGATTGTCGGCACTATCATGGCAATCACGGCGTTTCTGGACGCGCTTCTTGCCGTGAGCAAGATGCAGTACAACAAAGCCAATGGGCAAGAGTAAAGAAATCCTCGCGATTGCAACGCGAGAAATCGGCTACCACGAAGGCGCGGGAAAACATAACAAGTACGGTGAATGGTTTGGCATGGACTATGTGGCGTGGTGCATGGAATTCGTTCAATGGGTGTACGCGCAAGCCGAAATTCCTTTGCCGTATAAAACGCCTAGTTGCGGCGAACTGTTGCGTTGGTATCGGGCAAATCAGCCTGAATGTATCTCCGAAACTCCTGTTGAGGGCTGTATTGTGATTTTCGATTTCCCCAATACGCAGTATTCAACAGACCATACAGGGATATTTGTCAAAAAGACCGATATGAAGATTACCACGATTGACGGCAACACTACCGGGGGCAACGATTCTAACGGCGGTTGGGTACAACAGCGCACAAGAAGTTTGTCCTACGCAAATCCAACATATATTATTCCGAAAGGTCTGGATGATATGGATGTTTCAAAGCTGTCAAACGAGGATTGTTACGAAATCCTGCTGAAAGCGAACGAATATGCCGCTAGTTTGGCAACGCCGCAATGGATGAAACCCGAACTTGACGAAGCCGTTAAAGCTGGCATTACGGACGGAACGCGACCGCTTGCTATGTGCATGAGGGGTGAAGCGTCGATTATGTGCAAACGGGCAGCGCAGAAATGAGCAACGAGTTTTGGGAAGTCCTCCGTGATGGAGAGCCTACAAGTTGCCTGTTTTTCACCGAAGAAAACGCGCAGATTTGGATTACCACACATGGCACGGATGGCGCAAAATACAGCGTTCGTCCGTTCATTGTTGGGCGCTAAGTATGTACTATTGACTGCGCAGCCGTCGTTGCCAACACAATAGTACATACTACGCCTTAAAAAACAACCGCATATTGCGGCTTTCGTCAATGTCTATGTGGTCGATAAGTGTTCTTAGTATTGCGCGTTGTTCTGACGCGTTTAACAGGGCATAGCGCGAACGAAAATCTTGCCGTATCAACTGACGAAGTGCTTCATAGTCGGGCGTTATCGGCTCACTATCGGGCTGAGAGAGCGTGTCTAAGATTTTCTGGCGGTCAGCGAGGTATTGTTGCTTGTCAATCAGTCCATCAACATACAAATCCTTGAGCCTGTCAAGTTTTGCTTGCACCTTTGCGGTGTCGGGCGGCTTGCGCTTTGGCTGTTTAGGTTTGAACTCTGCTTTCGTTTTGGCTATAAGCGCGTCAAGCGTGGGGGCTATATTGTCAAGCACAAATTCTTCGACTTTCTTCTCGCTGATGAACGTATGGTTGCTACAACGATGGTTCAGCACAGCATTGTTGCATCGGTAATTGTGGTATTCATGGTTTCCTCTCTTGCTTGTCATACCGCCAAGCGTACACCCGCACGATGCACAGCGCAGAAGTCCGGCGAACAGATACACCCGCCCCGATTGGTTGCTTCTGACGGAACGGCGTTTCATTTCCTGTTGGACGGCATCGAACAACTCAACAGGCACTATGGGTTCGCAGAAGTCGGTGTTGCCGCGATACTCTCCTAAGTACAAGCGGTTCTTTAAGATGCGCCGCAATGGTGTTGTCATGCAATCAACACCGTATTCCTCGCGGAGATAATCAGCCGTGGCAAGAACGCTGTGATTCTGCAAGTAGTATTCGTAAGCCGCTTTGATAGCTGGTGCGTCATGGTTTGGGACAAGATGCTTGCCAATCAGATCGTAGCCTATGCACAGCCCTTGTGGGGCAAGCCATTCTCCCTGTTGTATCTTGCGATTGAATACGGTTCTGACACGTTCGCCTGTTCTGTCAGCTTCATTCTCCGCAACGCTCAACATGATGTTGACTTTCATTCTCCCGCTGGCTGTCAGCGTTTCGTAGTCCTCTTGGATTGCTTGCCATGCTACCTTGTACTTTTCCAACACATCTACGGCTTGGTAGTATAGCTTTACAGAGCGGAAAAAACGGTCAAGTTTTGTGAACAACAGCGCGTCAACCGACAAGCCGCTTTCCAAGTCTGCAAAGAAGCGCGAGAGTGCCGGACGCTTGTTTGGCGGTTTCTTGCCGGAGATACCACCGTCAACATACTCGCCTACGATGATATGTCCGTTCGCCTTGCAGTATTCCCGCAAGTCGGCAAGCTGCGAATCTATACTTAAACCATGTATTGCTTGCTCGTCTGTACTAACAAACACGGGCATAAATTGCTATGTTCATGCCCCACACCACCACCTTTCAAAAATACTCCGTGTAATACTTGACATTTCAGATTACCTTTTGTATAATGAAGATACCATCTTTCAGACCTCCATACCGTCCTTGCTCATTTGTCACCTCCTTTCAGAGAGCCGCTCCGTACTGCTACTACGGGGCGGTTTCTCTATGTCCAATAAAACGGACACACTATATCTTGTAGTTGATTGCATCGAACAAATGTGCTACAGTATTTCTACAACATTCGCGTTGGTGGAATGGTATCGTAGAGTTAAGGAGTGTGATTTGAATGAGTGAGCGCGAAGAATTGATTTCCATTATTCGGCAGAATCCGCAAATTTGTGATTTTTTAGCCACTCTTTTGCGGCAGACAGAAGCATCAAAACAACATCGTCCGGCAGTTCGTAAATCAGAGAAATAAGATCACGCTGGCTGTCGGTCAGCCCATCGTCATAGTTGGCTGTTAGACGGTCAACATCAAATTCAACAGGCTTGCTACTCAAACCGAGTGGCAAGTCTTTTTTTGTGCCTGTCATTAGATACTCATAAGACACGCCGAGATAGTCTGCGATTTCTCTCAATTTCTTCTCTCGCGGCGTAGTTCTACCCGTAGACCATTGAGAAAACGCAGATGATGTTATTTTGCAATCGGCGTAAAAAGTTCGCTTTTCTACCCCTTTTTCAGCCAAAATCGCGTTTATTCTCTTTACAAATTGCGTGTCATTCATAAGCAAAAATTCTTTCTAAGTATTCACTAAGAAACACTTGACAAATGCTTAGACTTAGTGTAGACTAAGATTAGCTTGATTGGGGCAACACAAAACTCAGCCCCCACTTAGCGGGCTTTTTGAAATATGGGTGTGTAGCAATTCCTATATTACATGAACTCCGCTAAGTTGTCAAGCAAAACTTAGTATTTAGAAAGGAGGACATTATGGGATTCAAAGATGCCCGTGTGAAAGCGGGAAAGACCGTCAAGGAAGTCATGGACGAGATGGGCGTGTCCGATGCGGCTGTTTACTCTTGGGAGACAGGGCAGTATATGCCGAGCAAAGACAAGCTTATCAAGCTGGCTGACTTTTACGGAACAACCGTTGATTCGCTGCTAAGGAGTGAATCGGAATGAACGCAATTGTCGGTCAACCAAACTGGAACAGGGCGCTAAGAGCGTTCCTAGAAATCGAGGCGGCACACTACGGCTGTTCGCTTGTGAGTGTGCGGGACAAGGAGGGGCAAGATGGACTTGACGCTGACGCTGGCAATCATCGGGGCAATCACGGTGAGCGTGGAGATTATGCGCTTTGTCGAATGGCTGGATAAGCCGAGGAAGAATCATGTTTCGCTGTGAGTGGTGCGGTGCAATCTTTGAGCATCCTGCGGAACACGTTTACACCGAGAACCTTGACGGTGAGAACGGATGGATGACATGGCACATGGCTGTCTGTCCATCGTGCGGTGAGGAGCAGATTTCTGAAATCAAGAACAACGAAAGCGAGGACGAGGATGCTGATTTGTGAGGGACACAAGATGTTTTTCGGTGTGTGCCGTATCACGCCGAAGTGCGACACGATTGAGCCGTATGACGAGCGTGGGGCTTGGCTTTACAAGCCCGAATTTGATTGCTGGTACTGCAACGGCAGCAGTTACCCCGCAGAGATAGTGACGGTTGTGGAGGATTGCACATGAACCTTTATGAAATCAATTCCGCTCTTGCAGCTTTTGAACTGCAAGTGGACGAGGAAACTGGCGAACTTCTCAACGCAGACGAACTTGACGCTTTGCAGATTGCGCGTGACGAGAAGATTGAGGGCTTGGCGCTTTGGGTCAAGGAACTTAACGCCGAAGCTGACGCGATCAAGAACGAGCGCGATGCACTTGACGAACGCATGAAGCAGAAGCAGCGGAAAGCCGACAGCTTGAAGCGGTATCTGCAATCCGCGCTTGCCGGAGCGAAGTTTGAAACGGCGCGGTGCAAGATTGGCTATCGCAAGAGCCAGCAAGTCATTCTTGCGGGTGAGTTTGACGATTGGGCGAAAGAGAACGCACCAGACCTATTGAGCGTTTCCACGGTATACAAGCCCGACAAGGCGGCAATCAAGGACGCTATCAAGGGTGGTAGGCACATTGAGGGTGCTGCGCTTATTGACAACGTTTCGATGCAGATAAAATAGGAGGTTTGATATGGCAGTTCCAATTCTTATCACGGGCAACTCTGGCGCTGGCAAAAGCGCGAGTTTGCGTAACTGTGTCGGCAACGACAATTTTAACGTTATCAACGTGCTTGGCAAGCCGTTCCCGTTCCGTGGCGGCAAGTCAATTAAGAGTGGCGTTACGGACGATTACAACAAGGTTCGCAGTTGGTTGGCAAAGTTCCCCGCGCAGAGCATTGTGATAGACGATGCGGGTTATCTTATCACCAATATGTTTATGAAGAACCATGCGGCAACAGGCGGTGGCAATTCCGTGTTTACCCTCTACAACAACATCGGAGATCAGTTTTGGGGGCTGATTGAGTACATCAAGAACGAGTTGCCGGAAGATAAGATTGTCTACATCGTCATGCACGAAGATACGGACGATTTCGGAAACATCAAGCCCAAAACGATTGGGAAACTGCTTGATGAAAAGGTCAACATTGCGGGGCTGTTTACCATCGTTCTTCGGTGCGTTATCAGCAATGGTAAGCACGTTTTCGTTACGCAGTCAAGCGGCAATGACAATGCTAAATCTCCCATCGGATTGTTCACCGACTTTGAGATTGACAATGACCTTGTTGTCGTTGACAAAGCGGTGCGCGAATACTTTGAAATGCCTGATGCTAACAACACTAAAACGAAAAAGGAGAACAAGAAATGATTAAGAAGTATGGCGGTTATGAAGCTAAGAAGTCTGGCGGTGCGCGTGAAATCCTCCCCGCTGGCGGGTATGTGGGTCGCATCATCAGCGCAAAGGTCGAGGAAACGCAGTACGGCGACAAACTGATTGTCGCGTTTGACATTGCCGAGGGCGATTACCGCGAGTTCTTCAAGCGCGATTTCGATGGCAACAGCAACGAGGACAAGAAGTGGCGCGGTGTGTATCGGCTGAACATCCCCGCTGATGATGGCAGCGAGTATGACGAGTTCCGCAAGCGTAGTTTCAACAACTTTGCGTTCGCCTTGGAGGACAGCAACAGCGGCTACACGTTTGACTGGGACGAAACGAAGCTGAAAGGCAAGCTGTTCGGCGTGCTGTTCAGGAACAAGGAATGGGCTTTCAATGGGCGCTCCGGCTGGACTACAGAGGCTTGTTCTGCGACTGATATTAAGTCAATCAGAGAGGGCAAGTTCAGGGTGCCAAAAGACAAGCCGCTGGGCGGTGCTACTGTTGCGCCGGGTACTACGGCGGCAGAGGACGCGGAGTCTGGTGACGATCTCCCCTTTTAAACCATGCTACACCCTGTAGAAATCCAAAACGCGCTTGACGGGGCTGTTGTGCTGATAGACAACCGCGAACAGCCAACGCCCCGCCTACAGGCGCGGATAAAGCAGATAGGCTTGCCAATCGAG